TTTGTAGATAAACTATATAGATTTTATATTCCTAAAAATGTTCCAAATAAGACCATTTATTGGGGACAAACAAGTAAAACACTTGATGAAGTCGTTCAATTTGAAAAAACATTGCAAAAAAAATACATATTAGGTATTAATGATTGTCGCCATTATGTTAATCGTTTTTCGCGTTGGGCTCTAAATAAACGCACTCCTATTTGGAAATTAGATAAATTATGGAACATAACTAGTAGTACATCTTTTTTATAATAGTTGTTGCACCGTGGACCCTGAGGAAGCTGGTCGGCTGTGTTGGTCGGGCATTCCTGATGATGGACTCTTGACTGGTGTCTTCACATTCATATTAAATGTTTTTGCTATCATTTGCATAGTATCATTACTTAGCTTTGCTAATAATGCTGTTCTTGGTTTTCTCCAACTAATATGTAGAGTGGCATCAATCAGTATCATTATTTGCATATAATATAATTCTATAAGTATTGGATTTACAGGATGATAGAGGTTAAAGTTTGAGCTAACTAATTCTACAAATGCTATTTTATCTTCAGTTCTTAATACTTTAAACATAGTAATCATTTCAATTATATTGGATTTTATAATTTCCATGTTTTGAGTGTCGCCCATGAGTGACATAGTGATATCGCCTAATATTCCGAAAGGATGGCGTTGGCCAGTTTCGTTGATTTTAGCCAGTTTCATACTACCTTTGCCGCCACCGCCGAGTCTATTTTTATTAGTAAACTTAGAAATGTTTCTTTTGGTTTTGGTTTTCCGCATTTATATTATAAATATATATTTTATATAATTAAATATTATTTAATAAATAGTAATCTACTTTGTAGTTATTCCTAAAAAGCTTCTTCCAATTTTGCTTGTACCAAACATTCCTAATCCAGAGCCTATTTGTAAATAAAATATATTAGTTTTCTTGGTACAGCAAAGTAAATAACCAGATAAAATAATGAAGGCAAAGAAAAACATCCAAAATAAGCGAGTATAAAAATCCATGGTTTATATATTTTTTATATAAATTATATTTTTTATATAAATTATATTTTTTATATAAAATATATATTTATATTATAAATGCGAAAAACCAAAAATAATAGAAAAAGATGTATCAACTATTTAGGAAAATCTAAAAGAAGAGGGCGAGGAATTGGGTCTTCTAAACCAGCGCGAAAATCTAAATCGCGTAGTAAGTCTAAATCGCGTAGTAAGTCTAAATCTAGACGTTCTAAAACACCGGAAACAGGACCTAGATACATAGATATATATGAAGATAATATAGCTGAGGCAAAAACTAAACATAAAAGTCTAATTGAGCAACATGATAAGCAAGATTTAACAGACAAAGAGAAATATAAACTGCATTTAGACAACGCATTAGAGCTAAATAATACACTACACGAGCTACAAAAAACAGAAATGTTGCGATTAGAGAAATTGGGACTTGATGGTCCAGCACGTGGAACACGTAGTCAAACGCATAGTCCAGATTCTACTGCAGTAAGGCATCCATATCTTGCCAATGTAATAAAAGATAAAAAATATACAGAAACTGCTATTAAATGGAATAAAGCTGCGCTAAAACGATTTAATGATGGAAAAGACGAAGATTACAAGGAACTTCTTAGAAACAAAGCAGGGTGGGATAATGAACGAATGGCACCCGATATGTTAGCCGCGTAAATTATTTTAGTTTGTAGTTTGTAGTTTTTAATATTTAGAATTATTTATTTAAATATTTAGAATTATTTATTTAAATATTAGTATACTATATAAATGCGAAAAACTAAAAGAAGTAAAACTAAAAGAAGAAATAGAAAACATAACTATTTAGGGAAGGCACGAATTAAATATTATTCAATAAAAAAGGGAGGATATGGACCAGAACCGAATCGTAATGTAAAGATGAAGGCAGAAGCAGCTTCCAAAGATAATGTGGCTGAAGAAGCCAGAAAAGTGGCTGAAGAAGCCAGAAAAGTGGCTGAAGAAGCCAGAGAACTGAGAGCACTACGGCTATCTATGGCGAATCAAGCAGCCGACTATGCGGCACGCGCAGGGTTCGAATTGAAGAATGCGGAGAGGCAGGCAAAAAGGTGGCGTAATCTTGGGACAAATGAGGAGGAGGAGGCGAAGTGGACGGCATGGGCGGTAAAATTGTTGCAAGATGACGGGACAACCAAGGAGGAGATGGTAAAGGCATGGGATGATATAGCGCAAGAGTGGAGGGTAGAAGCGGCGGAGGCGAAGGAGGAGGCGAGGGTGGCGAGGGCGGCGTTGTTGACGATGGAACAAGCGGTGGAGGTGGTAACAAAAGCGGCAGCAGAGAGGGCAGAGGCTTCGGCGGCGGAGAAGGCGGAGGCGGCGAGGTGGCGCAGTGATGTAAACGCTAACCCAATTCAAATAATGCTTAGGTCACAATATGTGGCGCTGAGGAATAGAAAAAAGTAAAGGCACATTACGCAAGACAATAAATGCGTATGGAGAACAAGTAAAGGGCAAAGGCTTTAGGACTAAAGCTAGAAGAAGAAGAAATGGTTCAAAAAAGAGACGTTTGCACCGAAAAAGAACAGCAATACATTCGCGTAGACATTAAATTAGAGTTTTTCTTTTTATTTAAAAAATTGATTTATTATTATACTAACTTTGTTTATAGTAAGTATAATAATAAACATAATGCCATTCACAAAAGCAACCAAGTTTGTATATAGCAGAACACTCTTCAATATGTTATTTTTAAATGAAGTGGGTCCGCTTGGGCGATGGAGTCAAGAGCGATGTGCTATTAAAATTAATAAGAAAATAGATTTGGCAAATGAAGACAATTGTGGTCCTTGTGGTGAATATATATTAACTAAATTAGAAAGTGTTAGTAAAAATGTAAAAAAGACAAACAGTCCGCATTTAATGGCTGAGCACGAAGAAGTTGAACTAATTAAAACCATTGATAGATTTTAAATGTTATAATTTGTTATAAAAAGTAGAAAGAAATAAGCTACTCTTTTATGTGATATAGTTCTTCGTTTGCCTGATTAAAATAGATTGTCCTATATTTTTTCATTGTAGAGTCTTTAATTCGTTTTGTTTTAAAATAATTGTATGTTTTATTTTCTTTTAACAATTCTATTAAAAAATAGAGCGAATACATACCACATTGTCCATCATTATATTGATGTGTAAAACCTTCATTGTCATCTACTTTTAATATTATATTTTCGTGTTGTGCTTGTTGTTCTACTCTATTAATAAATACTTTTATTTGCTTTGGCATTTTTGTTCCATTACTATCAAAATAAAATATAAACTTTTTATCTAAATCTATAAATAATGATATCCAATGTTTTCCGGGCTTATCGTGTGTATCAGTATTAAAAATGACTCCTATTTTGGTTATTTTTTTTTGAATATATTCTTTTAAATTAAAATTACATAATTGTTCCCATACACAAGTTGAAAATAGTTCTTTAGCATCAAAGTCAATTGGGCTCGGACCAATAAACTTAAAATTGGAATGCGATTTTTCATATTGGCTCATAATTTTTGTTATATCAACACTTGAAAGCCATGTAGATGGATTTGTTATCCACGTTTTTGGTGAAAATGGTTTAAATATTTCTTTTATTAATAATTCACTGTTGTTAATAGAAGACAATTTGCTTTTTTTTAGCCAACACAATTCATCATAACACTCTTTGCTTAGCTTGTTTTTGAAAAATTGCCATATTTCTTTGCTATTATTTGTGTTAATTTTATCATCACTATTACTATTCCATAGTTCCTTAAATGTTTGTAAATTATTTCTTGAATAACAAGTAAAATCTTTTAGTTCTGGATCATTATTATTATTTTGTGGTGCACATTTTAATCTCTTAAACTTATTTTGTGTTAGTTTATTTTGTCCGACTTTGTGTTTTTTTTTGTGTCGTGTGTGTCTATTTTTACTATATTTTTGTTTACCATTTAAAATGTTTTTAAAATTCATTATAACTATATTATAACTATATAAAAAGTATATAAATAATTTATTCCCTTATTCCCACTTTTGTGGGAGTATTTTCTTATTAACAAAATTTGACTTTTTAGTAACCATTAAATCTATATTGGTTAATTTTTTTGAATTTGAACTATTTGATGACATTAATTTTAATGTTTCATTTATTATATTAAAATCATCACCATTTAAAGTTTTTGCTTGTTCTTCTTGTTGTTTTATTGTTTTATAATTATTTGAATAGTCTTTAAGGTCTTCACATATTAAATTTTGAATTTTTGTTTCTTTTAAATGTTGTATTAAATTTAATACATATAACAAATAATATAATTTATGTTTTTCTTGATCTTCTTTATAGTCATTATTTTCTAATAATTCTTTTAGATTTGAAGTATTAGTGCTTATAATGTGATCCTTAAAACTATTGATATTTTCATCTAAATTATTATATATTGATTTTAGTAAATAATTATTATTTAGTAAACTATCTATTTTATTTGGCTTAAAGAATCGTTGTTGATTTGTTAAATATAATAAATCAATACTATTTACAGACACTTTTTCTTGCACTTTTTCTTGCACTTTTTCTTGCACTTTTTCTTGCACCAACTTGTCACTTAATTGACTTTCTAATTTTAACGAATTATTTTCTAAATCTAATGTTATACTATTTATTTCTTTTGACTTTAGTTTTTTTTTCTTAGCTTTTTTTTCTTGTTTAAGTCCTAATGCTTCATTTTCTTCTTTATATATACTATTGTCTTTTATTTTAGAAAACATAGTTGTATATTATAATTTTTATTTTAAATCTTTTAATTGAACTCGTGTTGAGTTATAAAATAATTCATGCCCTATTGAATTTGATAAATTTGGATTAAAATCGTTAAATTTTGTTTCATTAAATAATAAAGTAGCATCTAAATTAACTTTTTGTGGTAACTGTTCTATATTAGTTTCATATAAATCACTTGTGCTGTCTGGAATATAACGCGACTGGTCTGCTTTTTGTAAAGCAAAAAATTGGTTGCGCAATGTGGACTCTTTATCTACATTTGAAGCAAATCCACAAAAATGGGGCTTTCGCGTGCCAGGAAAAAATGTGTTACTCGAATCATACATATTATAATTAGCTATTGGTTCAACTGATTTTATTACATTATTAATTGTTGGCATTAGCGTATATTTAGTAGAAACTGGTCTAAATGGAAAATTCATTGTTAAATTGTCTGATGGGAAGTTTCTGTTAAATAGCTCACTATTTATTGCGTTATTTTTATCATAATTATTAAATCTTATGTTATAAAAATTATTAGGGTCGATCATTATATAATAAATACTATAAAATTATTATTAAATAATATTATTTAATAATAATTTAAAAAATATGAGTTTTCAAGAGTTAATAATTTTACTACTTTAGCGCTTAGCAATATTGTAGTTATTTAAATAAAATGTTTTGTGTTTTTTTCCATATACCTTAATAGGATCAATTTTACAACGCTTAGATTCATAATGTTGAACAATCTTGTGTTTTTCTAATGTTCTTAAATAATTTACATCAAACATTTTTTTAATAATAATGTTGTTGTTGTTTGTTAGTAAAGTCAATAGCATTAGTGCACAATTAGCCATCTGTTTTAAGTCAAATATTATTTTTATTAAAAATAATATTCAATTTTTTTTATTATTAAGTTAATAATTATTGTCTTGATTGAACAATATAATAAAGATGACTATTGGATTCTGGTATTGCCTCTTCTTGTAATCGCGTTAAGCATGTTTCTAAACAATCTAACGTGTTTTGACTAAAAGTATGAATTTGAGAATCCAAATGTCTAAAAAAATCATTACGAATATTTTTATGTTTTATAATTTTTGCTACTAAATTTTCATAGCTGGTCCAATCATCCGCATTACAATAATTTACCAATGACTGTCTATTATCACTTCCACTTGGATAGTTTGATTTAGTATAGCTTCTTCCTCGAGCTTGTCTTATGTTTCTTGAAACTCTTGAAACTCTTGAAACTCTTGAAACTTTTTTTTTTCTAAATGATTTATGTTTAACCATATATATTTATATATATGTTATTTTATAATTTTATTGTTTATTGTTTATTGTTTATTGTTTGGTTACTTCTACAATGATTGTCTTAGGTTTTTTTATAAAAATTATTGCACACATAGCAGAAAAATAAACAATAAACATACCAATAATAAAATAGTTAGTGCATTCATTTTCATAATTACATTGATTCTCATAATTACATTGACTAATTCTTTCAATGACTTTACACCAATGTAGTTCCATTTTACTATTATTAAATTAATAATGACAACATAAATATTCAATTTTTTAAGAAAAAATATATATTATTTTGCATGTCTTTTTAGTGACTTTCTGTTCATTCTTTTGCTTCTTTTGCTTCTTTTGCTTGTTTTGCTTTTTTTGCTTTTTTTACTGCTTTTGCTTGTTTTGCTTGTTTTGCTTGTTTTGCTTGTTTTGCTTGTTTTGCTTGTTTTGCTTGTTTTGCTTGTTGAACTAAAGCCACCGGTTATGACTAATCTACCTGGGTATTCTTTCTCGGGTTGATCTGATTTAGGCGCAACTTTGTCATCATCATCAACCTCATTCACCCCTTGTATCTTCTCCCAATCAACTTTCGCCTCATTTGTAATTCCTTCTATCTCTGCCGCCGCCGCCGCCTCCCTCACCGCTGCTATCGCCGCCGTTTTCGCAGCCCTTTCCGCCTCATACTTCGCTCGTATATCATTCCTCTTCCTCTCATTTTCCTCTAAATTCCTTTGCCGCGCTTGTGTCTTTATTGTTCTTTCATTTTTTTTTATTTCTTCTTTTTCCAGTATATCCTTGAACGTTTCTTCCGACACATACGTGTCTTCCGACACATACGTGATTTTAAACTTATCTCTAACATTAGATAGTAAAGCAGGCATTGCTTCATTTGGTATTTTATTAATTTCTTTAATATACTCAAGTCTCTCTAATACTGATGTTGGTATATAATCTGTTTTCTTACTTATAATATTTATGTAATGTCTCGCTAAATAATCTAATTCAGAGTAATTATAATCTTTTATACTATCATATAGTATATCTACATACTCATTATATGACATTTATATAATACTATTATTTTATTATTTATAAAACATAGATGAATAATAGATGAATAATAGATAAATAATAGATAAATAATAAAAAATGTTGATAGCTATAAAATGATTTATGTCTATTTTTTTTAAATATTAACATCATCTGATGTTTTATCATTGTTAAACCAAATCATTTTTATTGACGCAATATGTGCATTAATAATGTCATATGATACACTTAACGCATATAAACTCATTAATTTATAATAATCTTGATTTTGAATCCAATTTAGTACTTCATAATATATATTATAGTTATGTGATATTGTTGTAATGTATGGTATAAAATATTGAATTGTTCTGGAACCTACACTTTCAAGTTGGCTCCAATGGACCGTTTTCCCAAATAACTCGTAATTATAATTGTCTAAAATATATTCATCCATAGTTTTATATGCCTTATTGTCATAATTGTATAAATCTAAATATTTTGTAATATTTACATCGTCCATAACAATAGCTTTAATAGCATTATATATATTACTAATAAGGGTATCTTCTATAAGCATAATAATGCTTATATTAATGTTTATATTAATGTTTATATTATTGTTTAAGTAATTCAATTTTATATTTATGTTATTGATAATAAAATCCTTCATAATCCTTTTTCTTATGCTTTGTTAGTTCTTTATTTATTTCAATAATACATTCACTTGTTGATGTCACATATACATCAGGTATAAATGCATGTATTAAAGCCTTAAAAAAAGATAATAATAATATTAAAGCATAATGTAAAGAAACTAACATATGTTCAAAATAACCCATTTTCATTTCTTCTAAATGAGTAGAATGAAAAAACATTTGCTATAACATAGCAAAACAAATTAACTTTAAACAATTAACTTTAAACTATTTGTTTAAAATATAGTTATATATGTGATATAATGTATAACTTGAATATAATAATAATATTAGTGTACCTATTAACTTTCGTGATACATTATAAGGCCAATATGGTAAAAAATATGTTATTGCTAATGCCAATAAACCAAAATAATATATAATATTATTGTATTCAAAGTATTTTTTTACATTTAGTAATGGATAAAAACCAATTGAATGTATAAATATATTAATAATAAAAATAAATACTAATTTTTCCTGTATGATTTTATA